ACCTGCTTTTGTACCATATTTTGCTTCAACAATATCTTGCTTTCCACTCTTCACTCATATTTGCCATAATAGCAAGAGCTGCCTTATTGGTATCAGCATAACCTTCGGCAACCAGGTATTCTAGCAGATAATCAAAGAGATCAACCTCTTCTTTCATCTCATCTTCTTTTTCTTCTTTCTCTTCTTTCTCTTTCTTTTCTTTCTTTTTACCGTTCATTTTAGGAGTTTCTTCCTCTTCAGACTCCTCCTCATCTTCACACTCAGCTTCGGCAATAACTTGTGAGTACATAGAAGCATACGCTTCCATTATCTCTCTAACTTCTCTTGCTTCCATTTTTACAAAGACTTTTTAGATATTTATAAAAACGAAAGAACCGCCCCGTGAGAGGCGGTTCTTGAGTGCTTGGCGTCTTGCCTTTGCTTGTCGGAGTGCTTGCGGTTTCAGTTTCCGCTTCTGCTCCTTCTTGGAATGGTGCTGCCAGTTTGGAGTGTTCATTTTTCTGACGATTCTTGGGATATCATACGAGAAAATCCTTTGACTTTCTCAAACCTTATGACACTTTCAAATTTGTCATGGAGGTCTGTCTTATGAGAGATCACAAAAATATTAGCATCCTTAATCACATATCGGATAATCTTTAGGAACTCATCGGTGCCAAAACCATCAAGTGAGGAATCAAACACTTCATCCATAATCAGCAGATTGGTATTGACGGAGTTTTTGACTCGGGCGACTTCTCTCCAAGTAAAGAGAAGAGCAAGGTCAATTCTCATTTTTTCTCCTTCACTGAAAGAACTATATGAAAAATCTTCGTGAATAGGAGACTTTACCGTTTCGTTAAATTCTTCATCCAAATGGAAATTAATATAAAAATCCATCATCTGAAGATAACGATTCACCTGCTGATTTATGAACGGAAGATACTTCTTGATGATCTTCGTTTTTACACCATCGTCCTTGAGTAAGGAGTAGGCAAAATCGTAATAAACGATTTCTTCTTTTTTCTTTGCTAATTCTTCAAATGTTTTTTGGAGATTGGTTTGAAATTCTTCTAACTTCTCATGTTCAGTATTTCGGTTTTCAAGTTGTTCGGTAATAGTTTGAATTTCATTTTCAAGATCTCGGATTTGTCGTTGGTTAAGCGATACCCGAGTATTGTTTTGAGAAATCTCATGATTGAGTTTCGTAATCTCCTTGGAAAGGGCAATAAATTGACGCTCTCTCTCTTGCTCAAATTTTATAGTCTCCTCTAGATCTTGATAACCTTTCTGGAGTTCCTTTGCTTTATTTTGAGCGTCTGTAATTCTATTTAACCGAAACTCTTCTTCAATAGTCTGTGTACAGGTAGGGCAGACCGTATTTTCTGTAAAAAACTTATGCTCTTTAGTGATCACAGATACTTTTTGTGAGATCTTGCCCTTAAGGTTGTTAAGCTTTACTAACTTATCTCCAGCACCAATGACTTCTTCTTGCTCTTTAGTGAACTTATAAACCCTCTCTTCAGTTTTGGCATTCTCACCCATGTAAATGCCAACTTCAGAATCTAACTTGGCAATCTTTTCCTTATTGGAATTAATGTTGGCATTACCACGATTCTCAAGTTCTTCAATGAAGTTTTGCTGCATCTTCATTTTATCTTTAAGATTCTCTTTCTTTAACTCAAGAGATTTAACCTGATCTTTTTGAGTACGAATCTTATCTTTGATCAAATTATTCATCGCAGAAAAAATACGAATGTCCAGAAGATCTTCAATCACTTCACGACGATTCGCAGTTGTTAACTGCATGAAAGGAACAAAAGTACTGCTACCCAAAATAACAATTTGAGTAAAAGACTTATAGTTTACCTTAAGAATATTTTCCTCTAGAATTTTTTGATTGGCACGATCATCTGCTTCTTTGTGAAGAGGATTACCATTTACCTCAATGTCAAATACATTTGGTTTAATACCACGACGAACAAGATAATCCCTGTTATTCACAGAAAACTCAATCTCAACCAAACAATCCTTTTCATTGGTTGTATTGGCTAACTGTGGTTTATTAATCTTACGGAATGGTTTATTAAAAAGAACAAATGTTAAAGCATCTAGGATGGTAGATTTACCAGCCCCATTTGTTCCAATAATCAAATTGGTATGATTCTTTTCAAAGTCAATTTCAGTAAATTGATTTCCAGAGGAAAGAAAATTCTTATACCTAATCTTGTGAAATACTAACATTTTTTGGAGGGATTACAATATCGTCAGGGGTGATCACGGCATACTTGTAATTATAAAGCTTACAAGTCTTTATGGCAAGTTCGGCATCAACCTCTACTACATCCATTTCAGTCTCTTCTTGATCTTCAAGCATCAAAGCATAACGGGTGGCGTCATCCTCATCCTCAAATAGAAATAAAACTTTATGACCATATTGGTCTTGAACTGCGTATGCTCCGTCGTCTTTTCTATCTTTGAGTGTAAGGAGAAACATTTACTCCACCTCGCAAGCTTGCCTATAGAGATCTTGGAAAATACCTTTAATAATATTCTTATCAAATTCAAATTCAGATTCTTCAATATAACGATTCAAAATTGACATTGTATTCTCTTCTTCATCAACCTCAAAATCTTCATTTTCTTGAATAACAAAGTTTTCTACGATTTTGAGATCTTGTACTCCAACATTATACAATTTGTCAATGAACTTTTCAAAATCTTTTGGTTTAGATTTTTTACGAACAATGACCTTGACAATTTTGTTTTCATACTCCGTAGCATCAAACATTTGATGTGGAGTATCCTCATAATAAATGTTATAGAATAATTTATAAGGATTATTAATTGGGGTCAACTTTAGAGTTTCAGTATCAAAGATATGAAATCCACGAGTATCATTCACATCTGTCCAATACATCTCATAGGGATTGCCTAGGTAGAAGACTCTTCCATCAGACGATCTAGTGTGATAGTGTCCCGAGAAGACATGGGTGAACTCCTCAAATAATTCGCTTTGTAGACCATGCTCCATGATGAGTTGTCTATTAACTCTAAATCCTTGGAGCTCAAGGTGCCCCATCGCAACCTTGCAAGAAGTCTTTTTGATAGTTTTGAGAGATAGTTCTTCATTTTCTTGATTAATCCAGGGTAGAAATAAAATATCTAATCCACCAACATTTACTTCAGTTGGTTTACTATAAGTTTTAATATTGGTATAAGTTTGAAGAAGAAGTTCTGGAGAATTTACTTCATTTGTATTCTTATAATATGTGTCATGATTACCAACAATCATATGAACATCATACTTTTTTAAGGGGTTGAATACAACTCTTTTAGACCATTCAAGACTTTGATAATCAATTGACTTACGACTATCAAAAGCATCCCCCATGTGAATGACTGCTTCTACCCCATGTTCTTCAAGGGCAGGAAAAAATACATTCTTGTAAAAAAGTTCAAAATAATCATGAAGATACTTTGATCCTTTTTTGGCACCATAATGGGTGTCTGTGATCAAGCCGATACGCATAATAAGTCTTAGCTAGATTTCAAGTATAGCACGGCAGACTCAAGAAAGTCAATGTTATCAAAAAACATTCCCAAACCAATATTACAATTTTTACACAATAATCCCCTAACTTTGCCAGTTTCGTGGTTATGGTCTACTGCTAAACTTTTTCCAGTAGAGCATTCACTATTACATATTTTACATTTTTTATTTTGGTCTTCTAATAAAAAATTATAATCTTGTAAAGAGATACCATAATTTGTTTGTAGATAAGTATCTTTTACATTTTCCTTATTGTTATGATAGTATTCTTTACATTTTTGTCTGGCAATATCATTCTTATATTGGTTTTGATATTTTTCAGGATTTTCTTCTCTCCATATATCCAATCTTTTTTTGACTTTCTCTTTTGTCCTATAAGGTTTCATCAACTCTTCATTATTAAGTTTTTCTAGACCTTTCTTTTTTAAACAAGGAGCACAACTAGAAGTAGAAACATACTTTTCATAACTACCACAATGTTTACAAGCAGTAGAACCGATATAAGTTTTCTTACCCTCTTCTATTGCTTTTAATCTATTTTCCCTACCCTTACTATATTGATTAGGCATAATGCTCCGTAATGTTATAGTTATTTATACACTATGGAGCATTATTTATTAACGAGACTTATACTGAATAGCGTCCTTAATACTATTATAGTCCGAACTGTGCCCAGAAAGCAAGCTGTCATCAACCATCATTACCTCATCAAAACCAGTTCGTTCAATGATTTTTGATTTAATGTCCAACTGCTTCTTCTCTTTTTGAATTCTTCTCAAAAATGCATAGTGGATAATTTGAGTAAAGTAGGCAAAAGGATTCTTTGACTTTTCTGGGTCAAAATTATGAATGTATTGAACACAGTTTTCAATGCCATCAGAAATCATATCATCCCGAAACATGTAGTTAACAAAATTCGGTTTATATGAAAGGTGTGTGGCAATCTTTAGAAAACATTCACCCAGATAGTTTGGAATCTGTGGTTTACCTTCCCAGTGCTTTGCCCTGTCTTCTTTAGTAGCTTTTCTATCGTTTCTTTGATAAAAGTCCTTTTCAACTTTTGTTTTATAAACGATCAGTGCTTCTAGAAGTTCTTTGTTGTTAACGTAATGTTCTGATTTCTTTTTTGGCATGACATTGTTATTCAATTAAAAAATGTTATGTATATTATACCATACTTTAAGGGCTTGACAACATCTTAAATTGTGTGTAGACTACCTTTGTCCCGGTTGAAGATGGGGTTTAGCTTTCTTTAAGACCTTTAAAGATCTTTTCAAGTTTTTCTCTAGCATCCTCTACTGAAGATATGTAACCCATCTTATCTGATACTTTAACTTGTCCACTGGATCGGTATAATTCTATATCATCATCTTCATCATTAATATAAGAGTTGTACACATCAATAACTTTACTATCTTTTGTTTCAGTCATAGTAATTACTCTATCAAGTTTTATGATAAAGATATCATCTTCTGATAATTCCATCCAAGGCTTTACTTTGATATAAGATCCTGTAGGTGAATGAATCATCTTCATTGTAAGTGGATTTTGAAGAATGATTACAGGGTCTCCATCATTTTCGTCAATAGAAACAAGAGCAATAATTTCTTCTCCAGATATTAATTTTATAATTGCGTAAAACTCTTCTTCCATTAGTTCTTGAGTGGAATATTTACAATATCATAATTAAAATTTTCTTCGTTATAAACTTTGATTCTTTCTATTAGATGATTAAGAGTATAATTTTTTCTTGACTTATAACTGATATCATCGGCAATGTCATATAGAGTTGCTTTAGTCTTATTATCGCCTTTTCTTAAGACTCTACCGATAGATTGAAGATTTCTGATCCTTGATTTGGATGGTGAAGCAAAGATAACATTGTGTAAGTTTTTAATATTAATACCAGTAGAAAAAGTTCCGTAAGAAGCAACGATGATTGCGTTATTTTCTTTTTCAGTAATTTCTCTAACTTTTTCTCTATCTTCCGTGTCCACTCCACCATGTACAAAAAATACATGACGATTATCAGTGATACTCTTATTTATGAGGTCGTATAAAGGTTGTCCATGACCTTCTACCCTTGAGAAAAGAATTAAAGTATTTCCCTTAAGATCAATAGCAAGGTTCTTGATAAACTTATTGCGTTTCTCGTGATTGATAATATATTGAACCTCATCTTCAAAAGTTTCAAACTTATTCGGTGGGTGTTTCAATAGAAGTATATTAATATCCAGTTTGGCAACATGACC